GTCGTCGTCACCGGGGACAGTGCTGACGGCTTCGCCGTCCGCGCTCCCATCTTGTTCAATCGTGCCATTTGCCTTCTCCTTTTCGTGGTACTGAAGTGCGAGTTCGTAGACCGGTGGTAGATCCCAGCCAAGGTTCCTGAGTCGAGCCAGGGTGGCGTAGACTGCGCCGCTACCTCGACCGGTATATGCCGTCACCTTTTGAATCTGATTGATTGCTTCCCGGTAGCCCTTGTCAATGACCAGGAAGGGGAGCAGGTTATCCAGCACCACCACGAGGCCAGCACCGGTGATGGTCCAGCGGGAGATTTCCGCTATCCATTCCCTATCCGTGACGTGGACGTGAGCTTCGGGACAGTGCTCGTTGCAGCCTCGCCGGATGAAGTTCGAGAGAGTCTTGGTGTTCTTCCACTCGGGCTTCGTTCCGGTTAGTAGGCCCAGCTGCCGGACAATGGCAGCATCCTTGCTGTCAACCGTGAGGATGGTCTGCGTGGTGACTCGTTGCTGGTTAGTCTTGAAATGAATCCTTCCCTTGAGGTCGATAATTCCGGCCATCCAGCCGAGACTGGTCATTGATATCGTCATCATTTTTCCTTTTGGGCATAGAAAAGGGGCTGGATCCCACGTTAGCGGTAAGGGATCCAGCCCCTTTATGTACGGGTCGTTGTCAGCCCCAGGGGACCCGTAACCCTGCTCCCCAGCTGGAGCTTTGGCTTAAGTGGTACCAGGCAACAGGGTCGACGCAGGTACAAAGGGTGGTGTGCTGCTTACACAACCCCCCTATGGTTCTGGTAGCAGGGGGCGGAGGATTCGATACCTCCACTTCCACCTTGCAGAAGTAACCCGTGTCTTCGGATCTGGCACCAGTAGAACCCGGTCAGGGTTCGACCCCAGCGTTTGACCGCGGCGCACGACTACGCCAACCGGGTATGGGTGGCCCCGTCCGGAGTCTAACCGGCGTCTCTCGGCTTTAGGCGGAGTGTCTTCTCGTTGGACGACCAGGACCACGTATAAAAGTTGCCAGGCAACAAGGCGACCAAGGTATAAACGCTCTGCCGTTGAGCTACAACTGGTGTTACCCAGAAGATTGGACTCGAACCAATAACCTTTTCCTTAGCGGGGAAGTAACCCTAGTCTTCGGATCTGGCAACTACGTATTCATTTATCAAGTTGAAGCAGCCAGGCAACAAGGCGACTCAGGTTTCTGTGTTCTCTGCAAATGAGGGAAGTAACCCGGGTCTTCGGATCTGGCTGCGATGTAGTCACATGGTTGGGAGCCAGGTGCCTGTCGCGAGACCAACCATACCCGCACCCAGGGGTGGGATGTCAAGCCTGAATACTGTTCACTCTGAGCGAACAGACGTACTATCTCCAACATGGGCAAGTCCCTCAAAGAGCGCGTAGCCGCCTTACCGGCACAAGACCGGGATGAGTGGATCAACAACCTGCCCGAGGAGCTGTTGCCCGAGATCCTGCGCAACGAGTGGTGGTGGACCGCTAGGCCCGAGCAGGTCCCACCCGAAGGTGACTGGCTGGTCTGCCTGGCCCTGGCCGGGCGAGGATTTGGCAAGTCCCGAGCCTCCTCCGAATGGATCACCGAGCGAGTCCTCCAGCACCCATTCGACCGTCACGGTGTGCCCACCGAGTGGCTGGTGGTGGCGGACACCCTGGCCGACGCCAGGACGATCAACGCCGAAGGCCCCAGCGGCATCCTCAACGTCCTGGGTCGTCGCAAGATCGATCACCGGTACAAGCAGAGCCCCCGGCCCATGGTCCTGTTCCCCGATGGGGCCAAGATCTATCTGGAGGGGGCCGACGACCCGGACACCGGACGCGGGTACAACGCCGCTGGTGTTGTTTGTGACGAGATGGCCAAGTGGGTCAAACCCTACGAAACGTGGTATGAGGGGCTTCTGCCATCCTTGCGAGCTGACCTCGTAGACGACCATCCCCGGGCTTTCGTCACCACCACCCCGAAGCCAATCAAGCTGCTGGCCGAGTGGCTGGGACGTAGCGACGACACCATCCACGTCATCACCGGGTCCACCTTCGACAACGCCTCCAACCTATCTTCACATGCCCTGCGGGAGCTGAAGCTGCGCTACGCCGGCACCGCGCTCGGTGAACAGGAGCTGTACGGCCGGCTACTGGAACTGACCGTTGGTGGTCTGTTCAAGCGGGTGGACATTGCCCGCAACCGGGTCGAGATACGTCCTGATGACCTGGTGTCAATTGTGGTGGGCGCTGACCCGAACCTCACTGGCGAGGACGCCATGTTCGGCATCGTGGTGGTGGGTCGCAGTGTTGCAAATGATCTGTATGTCCTGGCGGATTGTTCGGTGGAGTATTCCGGCCGTCAGGCTGTCTTGGCTGCCTGGCGAGCGGTGTCGGAGTATGCGGCCGATGTCCTGGTCTATGAAGAGAACCTGGGTAAGCGGTATCTGGAAGAGGTTCTCCGGGACGCCTATCAGGAATCTATTGAGCTTGGCCTATTCCCGAAACATACCTCCCCACCGATGCAACGAGTCCATGCCAAGCATGGAAAAAAGACGAGAGCTGAACCAGTAGCGATGCGTAATGAACAGGGCCGCCTACACATGGTAGGGACCTGGGCTGAGCTGGAAGACGAAATGGTTCTCTTCGATCCCGAGTCGACCCGGGAGTCTCCGGACCGGATGGACGCCATGGTTCATGCCAGCATCAAACTCATGAGCGGGGAGCGCAGGCGGATGGGTGCGGCCGATCTGAGTCAATACGGCGGTTTCAGGATCGATCAGTCGATGTACGACTTGGGTCGACTACTGTAAGGGGGCCGACTGGAAGGAGGTGCACCCGTGGCCAGTATTGACCTAGGCGACCTCGTCCTTGACTTTGGTTTCCGGGTCAAATGTTGCCCACGATTAAAGGTCGTGTGGCATCTGGGTTCCGCAATAGACACGGACCCGTCTGACCGTGTTATCAAGCCCCCTCCCTACACACCCTGGACCGGAAGGATTGACGTAGTCATGGATCTTGCAGCCGACAAGAAGGTGCCGCTACTTGCGCCCACTTTCACTGATGAGGTAGGAAACCCGGTGCCAGCCCCGGCTGGTGCCACTTTTGTCTACACGGTAGACGACCCGACCATCATCGCCCTCACCGACAATGGTGACGGCACCGGTGAGGCCGCCGCGGTCGGCACCCTGGGTACCGCCAACCTTCACCTGGACGCCACATTCAATGGCTCCACGGCGACTGGCGACCTTCAGATTGTGGTCGTAGCTGGTCTGGCTGAGCGGGTAGCCATCAATGTGGGTCCTCCCGAAGAGGTAACTCCTGACGTCTAGTCAGTGACATAGGCAAGGCCCTGGACTATAGGTTCAGGGCCTTGTTTTTGCTCACGTCTACCCCTTGCGTTCTTACCACCCGTACAGTATGTACATGCTGGTCATTTCGCTGATCGTAGCAACGCTAGCCGTTGCTCGAGTGACGCGATTCCTGATAGAGGATCGGCTGTCGGTGAAGTGGCGGCAATGGGTCATCAAACGGTGGGGGCCCGATTCCCTCCCCTCCTACTTCATTCACTGCCCCTGGTGCATGGGGATGTGGGTATCCCTGCTTGTCGTGCCTGCCGCCCTATTCCCCTACCAGTGGGTCGTGGCCATCTATGCCGTGCCCGCCATCTCCATGGTTACTGGTCTCCTGCTGGACCGGAAGGAGTAGCCCATGCCCCTGGGTAGGCGGAAGGCCCTCGTTGCTGCCCCTGCCCATGAGCCCCCACCGCGAAGCCTCGTCGCCTCGGCTGCCCGGATCACCAATCTGGAAGGGCGGGGATGGAAGGCTTACCGGTTTGGTGATGACTCATGGCAACAGGAGGCATGGCGGCTCTACGACATCATCGGGGAACTCCGGTTTGTGGCGAACTGGATCGGTGCTGCCTGTTCACGAGTACGTATCTATGTAGCGGAGGTGGATGACAATGGGCGGGTACAACAAGAAACCAAGAGCAAGAAAGTAGCCGGTTTAGCCGACACACTTTTCGGGGATGCTGCTCATAAGGCCGAGGCGCTACGACTGCTGGGCATTGATCTCACCATTGCCGGTGATGCCTACGTTATCGGGCGCAGCACCGATCAGCTCGACTCCGATGAGTGGTTTGTCCTCAGCTGTTCGGAACTAAAAAAGTACGCCCGTAGTGGCGTCATCGAGATGACCAACTACGAAGGTCAGCCGGAGAAACTGGACCCGGAGCAGGACATCATCATCCGGGTCTGGACCCCTCACCCGCGTCGAACCTTGTGGGCCGACTCCCCCACCCGGGCCGCGATGCCGATGCTGTGGGAGATCGAACGACTGACCCGGTATGTGTTCGCTCAGATCGACTCCCGGCTTGTCTCAGCTGGTCTGCTACCGATCCCGAAGGAGACCAGCTTCCCCGACGATGATGTGGAGATCCCGGGCGCCGAGGGCCTCACCAATCTGCTCATGAAGACCGGCACCATGGGTCTGAAAGGTGAGGGCACGGCGGCCGGGGTCATGCCCACCGTGGTGGAGATGCCCCTGGAGGCTCTGGGCAAGATCGAACTGATCCAGTTCGCCAGCGAGCTGTCCAAGCAGGCCATGGAACTGCGCACGGAGGCGCTACGTCGGTTTGCCCTGGCCATGGACATTGAGCCGTCCATTTTGACCGGTGTTGGCGAGGCTAATCACTGGGGTGCTTGGCAGATCATGGAAGGTCAAATCAAGGTACATATCGAGCCGCTCATGACTCGTATCTGTGATGCCTTGACTACCGGCTACCTCATCCCAGCTCTCAAACGCATCGGCCAGGACCCAGAAAAGTACATCTTCT